CCGCCTAGACCACCTGCAGAAATTTGTCCTAGCATGTCGTCAAATTCTAAATCCATGTCTCTATTTAAGAATAGCATGTTTTCTTCTATTGCACCTTGAGTGTCAAGGTTTTTAAGTACTGAGTCAAAGTCAGAAATACCAGTTGCTCCAGCAAATCCGCTAAATACGTTACCTCTTGCAGAAATAGCAGCGAATAAACCTTCAGAACCGTGAGCATTAATAGTAGCTGAGAAACCAGGTACGTTAGCAGCTTGAGCAGCAAAGCTCACACCACCAGCACCAGAAGCTAATTCACCTTCTACCATTGCCATTTCTAAATAATCATCAAATCTTAGTCTTGTTTCAGACTCAGATTTTAAGTACCATAGGTATCCAGAAGTTCCATCTTCAGTAGCTACTTCAACCCAACCAATTTGAGCCATATCAGAACCATTGATAGCATATCTATCTTTGATAATAATCGGCTGATTAGAATATTGTGTAAATTGAGGTTCTACAGAAAAAGATCCACTGTTAGTTCCTTTTGCAAATAATGAACCATAAACAAATATTTTAAGGTTCGTTGCAGCAGCACCACCTGTGAACAATCCGTCCCAGTTAGCAGCAGTAAAAGGATACGCTGTTACGTTAGTTGTTGTACCTGCACCAGCTGCAGTTGCACCAACAATACCTTTTAATACTACACCAGAATCAGGGTTCATAACAACGATAGTGTCATTAGGAGCGATAGCGTTTTGAATAGTAGTACCGTTTGTTGGTACATTAAACACAGCTAAACCAGCTCCAGGTCCAGTTACACCTGTATAAGAAATGTGTAATCTGTTTTGTTCAGACCAGATAACCTGATCAGATGTCATTGGCATTTCAGCGCCAACCATTCTAAGGAAACCACCTAATGTTCTGTTTCCATATCTTTCGACTTCTTGCTCATAGATCTCAGGGAGATATTGTTGAGCAAAGTCATTAGCTCCACCATTGAAAGCTAAGTAGTTACTTTGTAACGTTTGTTGTGCTTGAGAAGGTACTATACTTCCAAACACAGGAGAAATTGATCCCATAATAATTTAAAATTTTTAGTTAAATTTACGTGTTTTAATTTTAAGTTTTGAAGAATCCATACCGCTAATTGACTTAACTTTTAATCCTCCAACAAATACATCACCTGGATTACTTGTTCTAGGTTCTGTATTTATATTTTTAGATTTTGCACTTAAATCTTTAATTGCATCAGCTTTGCCTTGCTCATAAAAATGTTGTGCTATAGTATCAGCATTATTAGCAGCATACATAGCTTTATGATAACCTTTTATGTCTGTAACATTCCCTTCCTTGTCTAAGAACTTCTTAATGGTGTTGGAAATATTTGATTGATTATCAGCTACATCATTAACGTTTTTAATTCCATATCTAAACTTTTTTTCTCCTACCGAAAAATCAAAACCTTTGAACTCGGGACCAAAATAATCTTTAGTGTTAGATTTGAACGCTTCATGTTGCTGTTCTGCTACTTTCTGTTCTTCATTGTAGCGATTGAAAAAGTCCATAGCTTTTTGTTGGTCTTGAGTAACCCCAGGTCTTAACTTAATTTCCTGGTAATATTGGTTTTTCAAACCTTCTAAATGCTGTTTAGCTTTTGCAACCTCTTCTTTGTATGCAAGTTGTGCTTTACGCACTTCTCGCGGTTCATCTACATCCTCATCCCAAGAAAAATTATCTTCAATTAAAAAGTTAATTTCTTCAGAATTTAAATGTGATTTCGTTTGCTTATAATACTCTCTTAATAAAGTATCATTGTCTACGTTTGAATAATCATGATTTAATCTTACATAATCTTCTAATGTTCCACCAGTTTCATTCATAAAGTCTACAACTTTAATAATATTTTCTGGTAACGTAGGTATATTTTCTTTTGGTACTTCATCAGATATAACAGCCGTTGGTCTGTTAGACTCTTGTACCATTTTCTCACCGATTTCAATAACTTCTTCTTTTTCTTCTTCCTTTTCAGGCTCTTCTACTACTTCTTCTATTATCGGTTTTTCTTCTTTTTCTTCTTCTTTAGATTCAACAGGGGCATTGGGCTCTTTATCGGATTCTCCTCCTTTAACTTCCACCTCCGGTATATCTCCGGATGGTTTATCATCAGGTATTGTTTCTGTTTTTGGCTCTTGAATGGCATCTTGTTGTTCTACTTTTTCTTCAGTTTTTTCAACTGGTTTTGATAAATCTACTTTTATAGGTTCATCATTTTTTACTAGTTTTTTAGGTTTTTTAACCTTAAGCTTTCCAGCTTTTTCTTTTGTTTCTGACATAATATAATATAATAATAATTAATAATTTTAGGATATTTCGTCTATTCCTAAATTTTGTTGTTCAAAATCTGTTGGCAATAAATCATTTTTTCTTTGATTTATCATTTGAGATTGTTGTGTTGCTTGTATTCTTGTTCTTTCGTCTTTTCTATCTTCTATTTCTTTTTCTTTAGCTTTTTGTGCAGTAAGTTCAGCCTGCTTAAGTTTAAGATCATATTCAAATTGCTGAGCCATTTGTTCTCTTTCAATTTCAGCAGCTGTTTGCATTTTTTGAATTTCAAAATCAGCTTTAGCTTTTTCAAATTGAACATTAGTTTCGTTAAGGGCTTCAGCTTTTTGAACATCAGACATTGCTGCTCTTTCTGCTGCTTCAGCATTAGAATCTGCTTGAGCTTGAATATTAGCCATCTGAGCTTGCTGGTCAGCTTGCTGTTTTTTCATTCTCTTATATTTTAAAACTTGATTAGCTAATTGTAAATTTTTAATTTCTCTAATGTCAATAGCATCTTCAAGAAATATTTGATTTTGCTGTAAAGCCATTTGAATATTTTGTTCAAGCATAGCTTTTTCTTCTTCCTCTGGTTCTAATTCTAAAAATACACCAAAGTCATAAAGATGTAAATTATCTATTTCTTTTAAAGTTGCTACATTAAATTTACCTATACTTGCTTTTAATGAATCATTAGTTAATTCAAAATCTAACATATCTGAAACTCTAAGTGATATATTTTCACAAGTTTTTACAGTTAAATATAGTGCAGCATTTAAAATGTGTTTAGTAGCCGTATTTGAAGCATTAGCCGCCATTTTTTGTAAACCAACTAAAGCATCTTTATCTGGCATACTACCATCTCTTGCTTCATTAAGGCCAGTAACATCTCTTATCATTTGTAAATAATACTGATAAGTATTAATTAAAGAAGCTATTTTACCGTTGGCGCTCGATGTTTGTAATTCTTGAATAGGTACTTTACCTCTATTTGGATCGCCATCTTGAGTTAAAGATCTACCAACTATACTACCTGTTTGGAAGTACATGTTTAAAGCTTCTTGCGGATTGTAATTAGTACCATTACCTAAATCAACTTCTGCTAAACCATCCACATCTACAAATACACCATCTGGTACCATTCTTGCAATTACTTGTTGTAATTTTAAAGATGTTAATTGAATCATATCAGCAAATCCTGTAATACGATTTACTAATGAATCAATTCTACCTTGATACATATGAGGAGCTACAATGTTATAGTTCATGTTAACTTTTGTTAAATCACTTTTAGGTCTGGTCATATTAGTTGCCATTTCCCATCTTAACATTTGCTCTACACCTAAAACTTTAGCACCGCTAAATAATACTTCAATTGATCTTGAAACTCTATCAAAATTATCACTTGGTGGTGGGTTAAAAAAGTCAGGTTTTTCTAATGCTTTTTCTAATCCTTGTTCTGTATGCTTTAATTTAAATACTTGATCTATATAAGTTTTGTATTCAAAATACATAATTTGTACTAAATCATTATTGTAAGGTCCTTTTTGATATCCTTCTCTACCAGGATATTTTTGAATCATTTTTAAATCTTCATTAGTTAAATTAGGAAATTCCTTTTTTAATTCAGCAAGAGTTATTGATTTTATTTCACCTACATAATATATATCTTGAAAATTTGGGTCATTAGTATATGACCAAACCATATTAGCAGGATTTACATAATCTATAACAACACCTTCAGATTTATTAAAACTAGTTTTAACAGCTCCTATACCTATAGTAACTATATCTTCAACTAATCTTTTTTTAGTTAATTCGTATTTATTAAAATCTAATACATTATTAATTACTTCTTCTTCAGCTATTTCAACTGATTGTTTGTAATTTAATTGCATATGAACTTCTAACTCCTCTTTGTTTTGAGGTAAGTTAGCTGGATCAAGTGAGCTATATATATCAACTCCTAAATTTTGTTTTATGCTATCTAACAATGGTTTACTCATCATATCTCGCATAATAGAGTTTGCATAGTTAGTTCTCTGTTTTGTTGAAAACGGATCTTGAGCAAAAGCTTTTATATCATAATTTTTAGCTGATATACCATTAACTACAATATCTACAAATTTAGGTATAATAGGCACTGGCTTCCAGTCTAAATTTAAATAGCTTAAGTCACCATTAATTGATAACTCATCTTTATATTTTTGTACAGATTGTTCGCCACGGGCATATAATCTTAATCTGTTAAAGTTTTGATAACCAGTATGCCATTTGCCACTGTTTATTCTTCCACCTCTAAACCACTCATATTCAATAGCTTGCCCTACTTTTAAGCCATATTCCCAACTAAGCTTTTCCGCAACAGGTACCACCTGACTTGGAAATGAACTATTAGTACTTGTATTAATCATTTATTATTATTTTTGATTTATAACCTTTATTATCGTATTTAGAAAAATTTAAATTTACTTTTTCTTTAATAACTTCAGCTACTGGTCTATATTTATTTTTATTGCAAGCCATAATAGCTAAACCTGAACTTATTGAAGCATCATGTTTAGTTCTATTATTTATATCAAAAGCAGCCCAATCTTCTAATGTTCTTTGAAAATACATTGATCCATATTGTTCATTATTGTAACCTACAAAACTTTCAATATATGATTCAATCGCAGCTGCATGAGCTTGTTTTACATCTTCACTAGAATTAGGTATACCGCCTATTTCTTTTTCAGCTACAGATAATTTATACATTGTTTTATCTGGACGATTCATTGAATAACCTCTATAACCTCGTCTTTTTAAATAATATAATAATCTAGGTTTGTTATTTTCTGCTAATAACGGCATGCCATAAAAGTGTAGCGCCATTAAAACATCTTCAAAAAACATATCTGCTGTTTGTGGCCGTGCAATATATTCTAAAAAAAATAAATTTGGAGGACCATCCATTGTAAATTTAGTTAAACCATGAAGAGAACCTTTTGATCCTCTACCATCTACTGTTCCAGATATATCATATGAGTCACATCCAAAAGCACCTATATGCTCATTTGCTGGATATTTTTTACCATTTTTTACAATATATCTGTTTTGTTGATGTGCATCTGGCACCCATGAAACTAAAAACCTACCTTGTTTGCTAGGAAAAAATTGTACACTAGTATCTTTAATTCCACCTTCCCATTGAAAATTACCTTGAGTTACTACTCCAGAATATTTCAAATCTTCATTATAATCTATTTGTTCGTAAATTTTTGTTAAATTAAATATAGATTGTTTTGTTTCATCTCTGAACGCATGTTTTTCAGTACGTGGAAACTGTCTATATAATTCATTAAGTGCGTCTGGGTCATCCTTAAGACCATCTACTTCATTCTCCCAGTGCTCAATGACACCGATTTCAATCTTTTGACCATCGATTCCTTCAACCCCTTGTTTTGGAGTATCAAAGACAGGGTATCCATAAGTATCAATGTATCCCTCGTAGTTCCATTCCATAGGTATGAACAAAGAATATAATCCTGAGCTAGTCTGTCCATTGCGGTTTCTTTTGGTAACATCTGAGTCATAATATATTTTTTTATAATTCCTACCACCTTTGTCAAGAGCATTGCTCGTTGATCCCATCATACATTTACCAATAATTTTACTACCTAATCTTAACGTTGTTTTGGTAACTCTCCAGTTATTGAGAATATTTTCAGGTTTTTCCCATTTTCCCGCCTCATCATGTACAAGTAACGCAAGTTTTTCTCCGTCATAGGAGTTATCACCAGTATTTTTCCAGTCGATCGTGGTATCAAGCCCAATGATTTCTTCAATTTGTGCGTTTGTATCCAGCTTTTTTCTAGTGAATCTGGAAGCTGGAACCCTATAGGCAAGCTCGGTTTTCGGTCGGTCCATCCCATCTTGTATCGGTTTGAAAAAGAATGGGTAATTAACTGAGATTGGAACAATTTTATCTGTGAACATTTTTTTAGCATCTGCACCTGATTTCGATAAGACACCGAATCGAGCGTCGCTAGATATTGTCGCAAGGTTGACCGTTTCCCCTGACGCCATAAAAGAAAAGCCACTTCGTCTATTTTTAAGGTAGCACATTCCATAGCATCTTGTATCCGCTTTGCACGCTTCCCAGAAAATAAAAAAGAGTCTATTTGCTTCTCGAAAGTCGGCTCTACCAACGTCGATCTTTGACCATTGGAGATACATGTAGTGAGTACCAGTAATATAGGTAGGAATACCTTTATTATAGAACCAAAAACCTTCTTCACGTCTTTTAAATTCGTTATCAATATATCCATGTAAATTTTGTTTAAATGTTTCTGGATAAGTTTTCCAATCAAATATAGTTTTAATTTTTTTTAGTTCTGGTCTGTGTGGAAATACTTCCCAGTATTGTTCTAATTTTTTATCAGATCTTTTATAAATATCGTCTACAGCGGGTAATGCTATCCTAAGATTTTGGATTTCATATACTTCACCAATTTTACCAGTTTTTGATATAACGATGATATCATATTCTTTATTGTATCCATATTCCCATTTTTTATACCTATTTAACCTTTTAATTACTTGAGGTTTAATAGGTTCAATTATTTTATATAATGTTTGCTTATACATTACTTAGATCTTCTTTCAGCAAACCCACTAAAAGTATTATCTTTTTTTTCCGTAGGTTTATTATCTAATATATTTTTTTCTTCTTCAATACGTGTAAGTATTTCAAACGCATCAAATATAGCAAGCTTTTTTGTAGCAGCTGCATTTTTTAGTCTGTCAGCAGATATATCATCTTCTGAATCTACTATAGGCTCTTTTGCAACCTTAATTAACTCATCAACTGCTCTTTGCCCAGCTTGGATTATATTCTTCTTCGTTTCCTTTACGTTCATACTTAATTACAATATCATTAGATTTCATACAATAAAGACGTTTATTATCTACAATAAAGTCATATTCTCCGAATGGAGTATATCCTACAACGTCCCCCTCGCTTATTTCTAACGCTTCTAACGCACTATTACCGTATTTTAGTATCCCAATAAGGCTTTGCTCTAAAGAAGTGTTTATTTCATCATTATTTTTTAGTGGTGCTATAAAGCATCTATCACCAAACGCATTCCATTTATTATCTCTTTTGTATAAATATACTTGATCCAATTGAACAAAATACTTATTATCTTTGAAATAAGCTCTACTATTTTTTTCATTTCCTCTAATATCATAAAATCTTCTAAATACATTGTGGTGTATTAATACCAAATCACCAGGTTTTATAGGCGTTTTATATGCTAAAGGAGTTGAAATAACTTTTCCTATATTATTAACAGATTTGTAACTTTCAAGCTCAGTGTTAATTATTAAGCTTTTGTCACCTACTTTTACTTCATTATTATATCGCTGGCCGTGAGGCTCAACAATAAAATCAAATAAACTGTTCATTAATATTCTAAGTCGTACTCAACGGATATTGCCATGTTAGAATTGAACTTCTTCCATGGCAACACCTCGTCATTTTTTTTGATAAAAATGTTGTAAGAATTGTCTTTTTGATCAGCTATTATATGTGATATAGTATGACCACCATATACGGACTGACCAACAGAATAATGCATTGCATCGGTTTTATAATCAGAACCAATGCTGATTTTCCTGATAACTGACGACATTATTCCTCTTTTTTATCTTCTTCTTTTTCAATTGGCTCATATGTACCATCAGCTAAATTAATATTTACTGATCCATATTCTTCCTCAAGTTCTTTTTTAAACTCTTCGGTTTTTTTGTTAACCTCATGAAATTGTGCTAATACTGCGGTTTTTTGGACTTCTAAAATTCCTGTTTCATTTAACAGTTGATTTAACTGTTTTTGAAACTCTTGAATCTTTTTTAATTGGTCTTCTTTGATTTTGTTTGGTTCACTCATTTTAATTGAATTTAATTTATTAATTTACTTATTAATATAGTTACGTGTTTTATTTATTTTTTAAATATACTTGTAACCTTTTCTCCACTCCGTCCACCGAAATAAGCTAGAACGACAGCCATCATGACCTTTTCAAAAGTGTCATTCCATGTTTCATT